ATAATCGGAGCCGAAAATTCTAACGCCATCAGAGGACAATACTTTGACGGCATTATTGTGGATGAAACCCAGAACGTAGCACCGGACCTGTTTGATACCATTCTCAGACCTTGCTTATCCGATAGGGGTGGGTTTGCTATTTTCATTGGAACACCTAGAGGCAGAAATTATTTTTATGAATTGCATGAAATGGCAAAGCATACCAACGATTGGTTCACCTGTATTTTTAAAGCTAGTCAAACCGATGTTATTAATAAAAAGGAATTAGACGATGCCAAGTCTATTATGTCGCCTGAAGCCTATGCTCAAGAAATGGAATGTAGCTTTCAAGCTGGAATTTCAGGATCTTATTATGGCAGCTTGATTGAGGAACTTGACAAAAAAGGTCGGATTAAGGATTTTGAAATTGATGATGAAATGGAAACCGAAACCTGGTGGGATTTAGGTATGAACGATAGTACGGTGATTTTGTTTGCTCAAAGGCATAATGGAGAAGTTAGGATTATTGATTCTTATGAAAATTCTGGAGAAGGCTTGGATCATTACTTAAATATTATTGACAGCAAACCTTATAACTTCTCCAAGCACATCGCACCCCATGACATTAGGGTGAGGGAACTGGGAACGAACAAGTCCAGATGGGAAACGGCAAAGGAATTAGGCTTAGAATTTGACATCGCACCAAAACTTAGTGTAGAAGATGGAATTGAACAAAGCAGACGGCTTTTACCTAAATGCTGGTTTCATAAAAAGAATTGCAAAAAACTTATAGAAGCATTAAAGTCCTATTGTAAGCGGTGGGATGAAAAAAATAACTGCTTTAAGAATAGACCACTTCATAATTGGGCATCGCATTTTGCCGATGCTTTCCGTTATGGTTCAATCGTAGAGCCGATTAATCGAAGCGACTGGAAAAAACCAATTAAAGTAAACACAACGTATATCGTATAGAATGGCAAAAAGAATTAAATACTCCGAAGATCCTGATTTAAGAGCTGTCATAGGCAAACAAATTAATAATGCCTTAGGATATTTGGGCGGACCTTTATCAGCAGCTAGAAGAAAATCATTAGAATATTATTTAGGCGACAAGCTAGGCACAGAAATTGACGGAAGAAGACAGGTCGTAAGTACCGATGTGGCGGACACTGTGGAAAGTATGCTGCCGAACCTTTTGCGAATCTTCACAGCCTCAGACAAAGTGGTTCGTTGCGATCCAGTAACGGCTGAAGATGTGCCGATGGCGGATCAAGCCACTGCTTATTTAAACCATGTTTTTTATAAAGAGAACGATGGCTTTAAATTACTTTATAATTTTTTCAAAGACGCTTTAATTGAAAAAAATGGATTTTTAAAAGTCTATTATGACGAAAGCGAAAGAATTGAATACGAAACTTACAAAAATTTAAACGAAGATGAATATTATGCGTTGATGGACACTGACGATGATATTGAAAAGATTGAAACAGAAGAAGTTGTTGACGAAAAAGTAAAAGGACAAAACGAAGAGATCATCGCTAAAGCCGAAATGGAAATAAGCGATCCTGCCCAACTAGAAATTATCAAAGCTCAACTGCCAAAACCGGTTCTGCATCATTGTACCCTGAAAAGAACGATTAAAAAGGGAATGATTAAAGTGGAATCGATTATGCCAGATGAATTTTTAATTAATCGTAACGCCAAATCCATCGATGAAGCGGATTTCATAGCTCAAAGAGTTTATATGACAAGATCCGAAATTATTCAGATGGGATTTGATGAAGAAGATGTTATGCGATTACCTACTGCTCAAATTTCTTTGTTTAATACTGAAAATTTAGTACGACAAAGACCGATTAGTGCTTTTCCCATAGAAACGCCAACAGATAAGTCAACGGAAAAAGTTGAAATTTATGAATGTTATGTGCGTTATGATTATGACAAAGATGGCATAGCAGAATTAAGAAAAGTTTTAACGGCAGGAGTGGATGGTGCTTTTATTTTAGAAAATTCGCCATGCGATACGATGCCGTTTGTTTCGGTTACACCGATTCCAATGCCGCATAGATTTTATGGTCGTTCTATTGCCGAATTAGTTGAAGATATTCAATTAATGAAATCAACTGTGATGCGTCAACTGTTGGACAATATGTATTTAACCAATAACAACAGAGTGGCGATCATGGATGGCATGGTCAACATGGATGATCTCTTAACGACAAGACCTGGTGGCGTAGTCAGAACCAAGCAACCGCCAAATCAAGTCTTGCAGCCTTTACAAGCTCAACCGATTTCACAACAAGCCTTTCCTTTGCTAGAATATTTAGATTCTGTTAGAGAAGCCAGAACTGGTGTTTCAAAATCAATGCAAGGATTAGATGCTGATACGTTAGATGCTAAAACAGCAACTGGTGTTAATTCGTTAATGACGCAAACACAAATGCGTTCAGAATTAGTCGCTAGAATTTTTGCCGAAACTGGCGTTAAAGATTTATTTAGAAAAATGTTTGAACTGATGGTTAAATATCAGGACAAAGAAAAAGTGATTATGATTCATAACAAGTATGTTCCGGTTAAACCGACAGAATGGAGAGATCGTTTCAATGTTTCAGTCGTAGTGGGATTAGGAACAGGATCGAAAGAGCAACAAATCGTTATGCTTAATAATATTTTACAAAGACAGCTTCAAGCCTTTCAATTACAGGGTAATAAGGAGTTTCCAATGGTAACTCTAACCAATATATATAATACCTTATCTAAGATTGTTGAAAATGCAGGATTGAAGAATGTTGAAAGCTATTTTGTTAATCCTGAGATGGGTAAACAAATGATGGGTCCACCTACACCACCACCATTGACACCGATTGAAAAAATTGAATTTACTAGGATTGATGCAGAGAATAAACGTAAGATTGCTGACTTAGAACTTAAATATCAAGAACTGAATCAGGAACGTCAAGCAGACTTGTTAGATTTTGAAGCGAAGATTAAAGATATTTCCTTGAAATATAATACACAACTTGATACAGCTAAAATTAAAGCTGATGCTGACTTAGATAAAATGATTATGGCGGATAATACAAAAATTCTTGAAAAAGCAGAAAAGTCTGCTAATATATTCAGCGACCAGTTAAAAGGTATAAATGGATCAGAAAGATCAGATCAGGAGAGAGAAGGAACTAAGCCGCTCATCCCAGGTCAAACAATTATTAGAGAATAAACTCTTTCAAGAGGCGTTAGATACTCTTAAAAAAATTTATTCTGAAGCACTCTTAGAAAAGACAGGTGCGAAAGAAAGCGATACAAGGGAAAAACTTTGGATCGCTTATAATGTTGTCGGAAAAGTTGAACAACATTTAAAAAGTATTCTTGAAACAGGAAAACTAGCGGAAAAACAGCTAGAGGTTTTCCGAAAACAGCAACAAGATAAAAAATTTTAGCCGATAGGTTAAAATAAGCCAACCCAATCAAGGGAGCTTAACAAAGGAGGACATTTATGTCTGATGTAAATCCATTATTGTCTAATAAGGCAATGCAAGGTGCTGCTAACGCTGTTGAGGGGTTGCTAGATCAAGGTAAAATTAATACCAAGATAACTAGCGAACCACAAAAAGAAGTGGCGAAGGAAGAACCAAAGAAAACCGAAGATAAAACTGAGGATAGTTCTAAAGTTCAACCTGAAGAAAAAAACTCTGAAACTCAACCTGAAAAGGAAGTTCCAGAAAAAGAAGAAGCGTCTGAAAAAGAAAACGCTGAGGAAACTCAAGTAACCGATTTACACCAAATAATAGTCAATGGTGAAAAAATCGATGTTGACCTTGATGAACTGAAAGCAGGTTATCAAAAAGATGCCGATTATAGACGAAAGACGGAAGAACTAGCTATCGAAAAACGACAGCTTTTATCCGACAAAGATCGTCTAACCAAAGACTATTCGACCAAACTTGAAGGATTGGATAATCTTACAAGGACTTTAAATGCTGAAGTCAATAGCGAACTCAGTTCAAAAGAATTGGATAAGTTATTTGATGAGGACCCAACTGAAGCTGCTAAACTTGAGAGAAAAATAAGGCGAAGAAGAGAAACAGTCGCACAAGCTCAAAGAAAGCTACGTTCACACCAAGAAGATCAGTTTCAGGAAATTTTAAGGGAAGAACAAAAGAAGGTTGCTTTAAAACATCCTGATTTTGGAGATCCAATAAAAGGATCAACTCTTAAAACAAACATGAGAAATTATTTACTGGGTAGAAATTTCAACGATCAAGAAATTAACCAAGTTTATGATTCAAGAATGTTTGATATTATTATGGATGCGATGACTCATCAAACTAACCAAAAGTTAAAACCAACTTTGGTTAGCAAGAAAGTCAAACCAGACAAAATGGTAAGGTCAGGCGTTAAAGAAACTAAAGATGAAATAATAAGTCATAACCGGTTGGAGAAAATTAAACGACTTCAACGAAGCGGTAATCCTAGAGATGCGGCAGAGTTGTTGTCAAAATACGTTTAACAACTAACAAGGAGAAAAACAAATGCCTGTATTAACGACTTACAATACAACAGGAAGAAGGGAAGATTTGGCTGATATTATTTATAATATATCACCGTCAGATACCCCTTTTATGTCAGGCGTTGGTAAAAACAAAGCGACTAACACTACACACTCATGGCAAACAGATACTCTGACTGCTGTGGCTGTTAATGCAGACGCTGAAGGAGCTACGATTTCATATCCTACGCTAACTTCATCTACCAAAGTCAGCAACTATACTCAAATTTCTTCAAAGGCTTGTCAAGTGTCTGGAACAGATGACGCTTCGAATTTAGCTGGAAGAAATACTGAGTTAGCATACCAGGTGGCAAAATCTGCAAAAGAACTAAAAAGAGATATGGAAAATGCTCTTTTAGCTAATGTGGCTGCTGCGGCTGGAACTTCAGGTTCACCAACAAGATATTTAGGAGGATTACCAACTTGGTATTCAACTAACGTCTCTGCTGGAACTGGCGGTTCTGGATCTGGTGGTGGTGCTATTAGAACAGATGGAACTCAAAGGGCTTTCACAGAAACTTTACTGCGATCAACTTTGAAGACTACTTGGGACAGTGGCGGAAACCCTAATGTCATTATGCTTAATGGCTTTAATAAACAAAAACTATCCTTCTTTACAGGTGGAGCAACTAGATTCGACAAAGCAGAAGATAAAAGACTTATGACTTCTATTGATGTTTACGAATCTGACTTCGGAACAATGCAAGTTATTCCGAATCGTTGGATTAGAAAAGCTAATTCAACTTCTGCTAAAAGAGGACAGGATGTTCACTTACTAGAAATGGATTTCTGGGCAGTGTCGTTCTTGAGAGATTTCAAACTCCAAAATCCTGCACAGACTGCTGATGCAGACCAAAGATTTTTGGTAGCTGAATATACTCTTGAAGCGAAGAATGAACTATCAAGCGGACTGGTTACAGACGTAACTACTTCGTAATACCTAACAGTGTGAGGGGGGTAATCTAAAAAATCTGCTCCCCTTGCATTTATATTAACATTGAAGCCCTGAGATTGGATTATGGGCGGAACGATGGAGATAAATAATGAGAACATTAAACGATTATTTTGTAACCTCAAAAATTACTACTATTAGTACAGCAGGATCAACTTTTGTTCCTATTCCTGATGGTGGAAGGGTTATTAAAATTATTACTTCAATTAAAAATGCGATTACAACGGCTGATGCAGCATTGACTTGGGAAATTGGTGGAGTGGCTATGACTGGCTCTGCAATAACAGTTACCCAGTCTGGGTCTGCGGCTGGAGATGTAGATACATCTGAGCCAACTGCTTTAAATACAGTTTTAGAAGACGGTACTATCGAAATGATTACTGATGGTGCATCTGCTACAGCTTGTG